TAAGATACATTAAGGTGATCATAATGGGTTTCATATAAATGCTATTATCGCACCAATAAACAAAATTAAAAACAAAAGGATATCTATAAAAAACAAAAACACAATAATGTCAAAAACCATTAACGCCCTTGTCCTCTATATCTTTTACGTTTTTGTCCTTTAGGTCCTATNTTTTTAGATATTCTACCTTTACGTTTTTTAGGTGTTGTCTTTACGTAATTGGATACGCCGTATAAATTACCTTTCTTCTTGGCCATCTATATTGTCTAAGTCACGTAGTTTAATTTTTGTATCTTTATCTACAATCATGTATTTTATTACACCATTTACTTTCTGTTCAATGTCTTCACCACAATTAGTGCATCTATAATAACAATGTTGTAAACCAACTAAAATTGTATCTAAATTACATTCAGGACAATGACCTGTTACTAACTCTGTGTTTAGAAGACTGGTAGTTTTATCTGTCATAGCTTAGGACTATAGTACATTATTAAACCTACCGCAATCATAGCTTTATTTTGGCATTGCCTGTTCCATGATTACAATATCTGGATTATCTTTTAGATATTGTATTTTTAAATTATCCCAGTGTCTTCCATCTGGTTGTTTATCTTCTACTATTCCTACAACCCCTAGTTTATTACACATATTAAATAACTCTGCAAACTCTACAGGTGGAGGACTAATTTTTGGTATTTTTTTGCACTCTTTTATAAGTTCAAGTTGAGTTTTTATTTTACTTTTCTTCTGCATTTCTGCAATATACTCATCATCACACACAGCACCTAATGGCATTCTAAATCTAAAACCTAGTGTTTGGTCTTGATACTCATTACTTGTGCCTGTTTTATATTCGTGTTGTCTAACTTCTGAGTATGTTTCCCAATGACCTCTTTCACAAGTTCCATAGTCATTTAAATAATCATTTCTTGCTTGTGCATAAGTTGCTACACAAAGAAAAAATGCAATCCATAATAAATTATCTCGTAAGGTCTTTAAGGTCATAAGTGTGATCTCTTACTGTGTCTGCTAGTTGTCTATATAAATTTTCTGCCATAGACCATGTTGCTTCTGCTGCGGACAGTCTTTGTTTAAGGTCATTAATATCTGCTCTGGAACTACTTAATCTAGACTCCATCTTAAAAATAGTTTCTTGGTTAGCTGTAATAGTATCTGTAAGATTTAATACATATCTTACCGATGTAAATGTTCCGGCTATGATTGCAGCCACAACAGGAACAATTACAATATTTTTCTTAAACCACTCTAATTTACTTTTAGGTTTTTTCATTACTTATAAAAACCGTTAAAAACCCATTGAACCCATTTGTCCCATAGACCTTTAATCTTATTCCAAATTTTTTTAATCATGTTTTTTCTCCTCAATTTCGTAGAAGAAGTTATCTGTGTCTTCCGTCTTCCACTTACTTGTATTTTCTACATTCCATTCAGAAGTTTGCACTTTCCAATCAGGAGTTTCGTCCTTAACTGTAAAGGATGGTATATCCCATATACATCTGTTGTTAGGTTGTGCTGCATAGTTCCCATCATCGAGGGCTATGATGTGCGCACATTTATGTTCGTGCGGAATCTCTGAATGATCAGTATCTAGTATATTAGCTTCAGGATGAGCAAAGTCAACGGTAAATAAATATTTTCCTGGATGCCATTTTTTATCTTTGCCGATATATTTACCAGCTTGCCCCTCTAAAATATCCCAAGTATTAACAGCAGGATAATAAGAAAAACAATTCCAGAGTTGAAGTTCATCAAGTCTGCGAGATGGAACAGCTTCCGGTTTAAAACCACGTTGAATAAAAGCCGAAATTGGGAGACGATAAAAGATTGCACCATTTTCCATAATGGCATGAAACAAGATCGACTTACCTGTAAGAGAGCTAATGCCGAAGATAATACAATCTTCAACTTCGCCATGATGTTTTTTAAGGTCATAAAGATACTCCCTTTTTATTTGTGCGTATTCTACTGGAATGTTTGCATTTAGATAAGCCATAATTTTTCCTCATTTAATATTACCCCAATTTGTTCCAACTTCATAATCTACTTTGTTTGGCACTTCAAGTGATACTGTTGACTCCATTATATCTTTTATTTTTTTAGCTTGAGCTTCATCTTTAACAGAAATATCTAATTCATCATGCACTTGTATGTGCGGTGTAATACCTTCATTATGTAAATCTATCATAGCTTTTTTGGTCATGTCTGCAGCTGAACCTTGAATTAATTTATTTAAAGCTTTGTATGTGTAAGCTCTCCTGATCCCTGGTCCGTGTTCCATGAGTGCTTCATCATGTGGCAGGGCCTTGTTGATACCAAATTGATTGGGCTCCCACAAATGAAACCTGCACAGAACGACCAAGAAGCGTCCTAATTTTACCAGAAGATTGTGCTCTACGCATTACAGCATCCATAAGTTGTTTAACAAACGGTACACGTTCATGATATTGTTTAAATAATTGATCTGACTTTAATTTATTTACACCAAGTTCAGCTTGTAATTTTGTTTTACCCATACCATAAAATAAACCAAGATTAATTGTCTTAGCTTGTGATCTAGGTATTTGTGCCATGTCAGCTACAATAGTATGAAAGTCTGCATCTCCTTCGTTGTATGCATCTAATACATCGTTGACACCGTATAAATTTTGTAAAGCTGAGTAGTGTACAACTAATCTAGGTTCTTGTTGTGAGTAATCAAAACAACCCCACTTGTGTCCTTCTTCAGGAATAAATAATGATCTGATCCGTGGTCCAAGATCTTTGTTCCTTGCAGGAATCTGTTGTAGGTTTGGATTATTGTACGAGAATCTACCTGTGATAGTTCCACCTCCGTCACCACGTAATTGGTTAATCTCTGCATGGATACGGCCCTTGTGGGCATATTTTATGATGGTATCTATAAAAGTTGTGTGTGCCTTGTTTATCTCTCTAGCTTTAGCTATTAATTTTACTGTTGGATGTGGGTGATTAGATAAAAATCCTTTTGTAAATGATGGTGCTTTAGATTTTTCTGTTCTATCATATTCTAATTTTAACTTATCAAATACTTTAGCAATAGATCTAGCTGCCCATATTTGTACATCAACACCAGTAGTTGTTAACACTTCGTGTAGTAATTTTTTTTCTTGTTCTAATAATGTTTTCTTTTCATTCGCTGCTTGTTCTTGATTTACACGTACACCGAGAAACCTCATATCTACTAACACAGGAAATAAATTTGTTTCTAAATCAAATATAGATTTTAAATCTTGTAATTGTATTTCTTTTTTCATCTCTTGCCATAACTCAAAAGTTATCTCAGCATCTTTTTCTGCATAGTTACCAACATACATTGCAGGTAGTTTATACATTTCTGCTTTTGCATCTACACCCCATTCTTTTGCTGCTGCATATAATGCTGCTTCATCTTTACCTTTACCTATGTATCTTCTTGCACAGTTATTTAAATCGTATCGCATTTGATTCTCATCTACGATAGCTGCACAAATCATTGTATCTACCATCTGTCCTTTGATAGTAAGTCCCATAGATTTAATCCAACATACATCGTACATTGAGTTATGAAATATTTTTATAGAGTCTGTGTTTAATATGTTTTGAAACCATTTAAGAACCATTTTTTTATCCATATTACCACCACCTTCATGTGCTATTGGATAATAACCGGACCAGTTATGTACGGCTACAGCTATACCAACCACTTCTCCAACACCTATTATAGCGCCGGAACCCATTGACTTATTTAAATTTGGATCTTTAGTTTCTAAGTCTATTGCTATTTCATTGTAGTTAGATAAATCTGGAAAACTATCTGGTGGAAGCCATTCTGTTTGTGCTTTAAATAATGGTATTTGCATTAAGAATAATCTCTTTCCTTTATCATTTCTAAATAATGTATTGCCTTATCTATGTCTTGTTCTTTCCCTTTCGCTGCATGTCTGCATATATATTTTATAGCCGATCCTTCTGCAAAAGGCAACCTGTTCTTGTTTATAAACTCACTCGGCTGCACAACCATATCTTTGTAATGAGATCCACCTACTTGTTTTTTGTATGCTGTCATATTTTAAAACTTTTATAAATATCCTTTGGTTTGACTACGTGCAGATGTTCTTTTGTTCTTGTTGCTCCAACATAAAACAATCTGTTTTCATCATCAGGATTTTTTTCATAACCTTTCTGTGTGTTTAAACTTAAATCAGATAACAAAACTACGTTATCTGCCTCTCCACCTTTTACTCCATGTATTGTAGAAAGTAAAATTCGCGGGTCTTCATTTAACTTCTCTCCATTCTTTCTCATCTTTCTAATATAATT